CCGATAAGAAGTTCTATACCTTACACCTATGCCGACATACATGTGCATCAAGGCTAGTACAAAGAGGAGTACCGATACTGTTAGTTAAGGATTGGCTAGGGCATGAGGACATAGAGAACACCATGATCTATGCACACTTAGCACCCAAAGCTTTGCACTCTGTAGTGGAGGTGTTGAACTGATGGCTACTACAGAATACAAAGGCTTTAAAGTGTCAAATGCACTTATGAGAGGTGTAAAATACTATTGGATTTGGAAAGAGTATGATGGCATTGGGATAAGTCTTTATGACATAGGAGAAAAAGAAAGAAAACGAAGAAGAAAATATGAATTTAAAGTTGGATATTTTGAAACTTTTGACAAAGCTAAAGAAGCAATAGATAAGGGTTTTAATTAATGGTTGAACCAAGTAAGAAACAACTAGAGCTAGAGCAAAGTATCTCTAGTATCTCAGCCTATAACAAGATCAGTAAACAAAACAAAAACATAGAGAAGGGCAGGGAGTCCGAGAACTATTATGCTCGCAACATTATAGAGTCAGGACTACAGAAGTTAAGCAAAGCAATACAAGATCATATAGATGAAAGTCTTAGCGGTAAGGTAGGAGTTAAAGCTGTCTCTGCTTTGTTTCTTTCTCAGTTCCCAGACGTAGATGTAGTTGCCTTTATTGCTTTTAAAGTATTACTAGATAATGCTTCGCAGTTAAAGACAACTGTATCTACTGCACTCAAGATAGGGCAGATGCTAGAAGACGAACTTAGGTTTACTAAGTTTGAAGAGCTAGACCCTAAACATTTTAAGAACATAAAGAAACATACCAGAGATACCAAGAACGAAGGCTATAAAAGAAACCTTATGGTCTTTCACATGAACAGTAAAGGCCATGAGTTTAAGACTTGGACAAGGGGTAATAAACTTAAGGTTGGGCTGAAGTTGATCGAGTTGATAATGATAAAAATAAATATGGTCAACCTAGTAAACAAGAAGGTAGGCAAAGCAACTACAAGTTATGTTGTCTTTACTGATAGGTTTATGAAATATATAAGGCAGGGTAGATCAAATAGGATTGCTGCCTTTCCTATCTACCTACCTTGTCTTGATGTACCAAGAGAGTGGACTTCAATAGATAGCGGTGGTTACTTTACAGACAGACTAAAAACAAAAGCAATCAAGAGTTCTAATCAAGACTACCTAAACACACTACGAGGAGAAGACTTAACAACAAGTCTGAAAGCGTTAACTCTGGCGAGTCAGACAGCTTGGGGTGTAAATCAGTTTGTACTAGAAACTCTTGAATACTGTTGGGAGGAACGAATAGAGGTTGGTTCATTGATTGATAGGGAGCTTGCAGAACTGCCAACAAAACCACTCGATATAGATACCAATAAGGAAGCAAGAAAAGAGTGGCGGTATATGGCTTCTTTAATCCATGATATGAACGCACAGAATATGGTCAAGCGGTATCAGATACTATCCATGATTGATACAGCAAAAAGATATTGTGACGAAAAATTTTATCACGTTTATCAATTTGATTTTACTGGTCGAATGTACCCACTAACTGCACACTTTCACCCACAAGGTAATGACATAGCAAGAGGGCTGCATAGATTCTATGAAGGTGCAGAGATAAAGACTAAACAAGACTTAAACTGGTTAGCCATAGCAGGTGCAAACCATTGGGGTATGAATAAACATACCTATGAGGAACGACTTGAGTGGGCTTACATAGAAGGAACTGATCTAGCAGAAGAAGTTTACAAAGACCCAATAGGTAATGTTGGTATATGGGGTAAAGCTAAAGAGCCATTTCAATTCTTGGCTTGGTGTAAAGAGTGGTGTGAGTTTCAATGCGAAGGGTATGGTTATATCTCACATCATGTCTGCTGTCTTGATGGTACGAACAATGGCTATCAACACATAGCAGGTCTTATATCTAATCAACATTTAGCTAATAAAGTTAACCTACAAAATGTTAAACAACCACAGGATTTATATAAACAAATACTTGATGTTCTCTTGATGCTACTGAAGTATGACAAGTCTGAGCAAGCACCAATCTGGTATGCACAGAAAGATAAGTTGACAAGAAAGTTTATAAAAAAACCTGTACTTATGATTCCATATAACTCAACTACATTCGGCATAGCAAACTACATAGAAAAATATTTTGTAAATGAAAATGTTTTTATCGCAAAAAATTTTAAGAATAATTTTTATCTGGCAACCATAATTGAACAGGCAGTTAAGTATGTAACCCCAGAAAGCTATGAAGTATTGAAGTACTTGCAGACTACAGCTTTATGTTTTAACAAAGAGAATAAACCTATCTCTTGGCATACACCATCAGGGTTTCTTGTACAACAGAACTACTACAAGAATGATGTCAAAAGAGTAAAGACTAAACTAAGTAACTCAAGTGTCAGGCTAAGTCTTGCTGAACCAGATACTACTAAGGTGGATAAACGTAGACAGGCACAGGGTTTTCCTAGTAATTATATACATAGTCTTGACGCTGCACATTGTCACATGAGTTTGGTTGAAGCTAGTAAGCATGGACTAAAAAACTTTTGTGTTATCCACGACTGTTATGGAAGCCCTGCAAGTGAGCTTCAAAGGTTTATCGAATGTGTAAAGCAAAGTTTCTTTAACATTTATAGTGACAACAATCTAGATAATTTATACCACCAAACAACACAACAACTAAGTGATACAAGTAAGTTACCAGCAGCACTAGATATGGGAGACTATAACATCACAGATGTGTTGACAGCACCATATATATTTACATAGCAAGAGATCAAGGTATAGTTAGGGAACGTCTTTTATAGACGCATAAAAACGGAAACCAAACCAAGGTATCAAACATGGAAGAACTCAAGCCTGAGACTATTAAGATAGTCACACCCAATCCTACTAACTTTAGGTATTCATATCTTGTAACCCCTGACGAGTACAAGGGTATCAAGAAATATAAAGCAGAATGTCTTATTAAAAAAGGCATAATGATGAAAGATGAAATGGGTAGAGAAGTTGATGCAGTAGAACATATCTACTCACAGCTAGAAGAACTACTAGAAAGATGGAAGGTTTCATTAAAAGAACACTATCCAGATAGAAAGTTTACCCTTACTAAAAATAAGTTTGGAGAACCATCTCTACCTTATTACTTAGAAGATGAATACCTAGTCATCAAGACCAGCAAGAAAGCTGGTGGAGTAAAACAAAATGGTGATGTATGGACTAATCCACCTGTCACTTTCTGGGCTAACGAAGATCCTTTACGTCTTATGACAGACGAAGAAAAAAAGGAGTACGAAAAGATTAGTCCTATGACAGAAGGGCAGATGTCTATGAAGTGTAGTGGCTATGACGCAGGTGCTAATGGTGTCGGTATCAGATGCCAACCTTTACAAGTCATAGTTAGAAAGCACGTTGAGTGGACAGGCAGCCCAGATTTTGAAGCAGCACCACCGAGTAGTTATGAAGAAAAAAGTACTGCGTCAACAGCAGCCGACTTCTAAATACAAGAGTAAATTTGAAAGTCAATTTGCTGACAACTTAACCAAAAAGAAAATTATCTTTACCTATGAAACTCTCAGCATTGACTATGAAATCACTTGCACCTATCGCCCTGACTTTATCCTCAACAATTTTATTGTTGAAACGAAGGGCTACTTCTCGAAAGAAGATAGACGCAAACATCTTGCGATTAAGGAGAAACGACCCGACCTAGATATAAGGTTCTGTTTTCAAAATAGCAGAACCAAACTATCCAAAGCCAAGAACTCTATCTCTTACGCCAAGTGGTGTGAGAGACATGGGTTCCAATACTGCGACAAATTTATTCCTGATGATTGGTATGAAGAGCCAATACAAAAACAAAATAGTTTGCCCTGAGTGCGGTAAAAAAAACTGTGCAGTCTTTGATGATGGACACCACCATTGTTTCACTATGGACTGTGGCTACACCTACTACCCAAACAAAAAAGAAAAGAAAGTGACCACCAACATTATTCCAATATATAAACAAAACCCAAAGCTATTGAAAGTTACATCTATACCTTTAGCTAAACGTGGAATCACTAAAGAAACAGCAGAACTATTTGGTTATGGTATCTCTGAATTTAAAGGTCAGCCAGTACAGGTAGCTACATACAAAGATCAGAAAGGTAATGATGTTGCACAGCACATACGCTTTCAAGATAAGAAGTTTATATGGATAGGAGATATGTCAAAGGTACAACTATGGGGTCAGCATCTATGGCGACAGCATGGCGGTAATGGTTCTGTCTTCTTAACTGTGTGTGAAGGTGAGATAGATTGCATGAGTGCTAGTCAGATACAAGGTAATAAGTTTCCTTGTGTGTCTATACCATCAGGAGTACAGTCAGCAGCTAAATATTTAGCAGCAAACTATAAATGGCTTGATAGTTTTTGTCGTATAGTTATTTGTTTTGACAATGATGAAGCAGGTAAGAAAGCAGCAGAAAAGTGTATGGAGGTTTTGCCAAGAGGTAAGGCAGCTATAGCAAGACTAGATCGTAATGATATAAACGATCATCTTGTATTAGGAGAAGGAGAGCTAGTTAAAGATAGGTTATGGAAAGCTAGACCAGTAAGACCTGATTCTCTTATCAATGCAGCAGACGCTTGGGATTTGTTTACCAAAGAAACAAGTAAACCTGTATCAGACTTTCCATTTCCAAAGTTAAACGAATACACAAGAGGTTTGTTTCCTAGTCAAATATTTACAGTAGCAAGTGCTAGTGGTGCAGGTAAGTCCACAATATGCAGGGAGCTATGCCACCATTTTCTTAAAAGAAAAATTAAAGTTGGATATATTGGCTTAGAAGAATCAGTACAAAGAACTCTTCAAGGTCTTGTAGGTATTGACTTGAACATACCTTTGCACTTAAATGAAGATGGCATAACTAAAGATGATCTGCGGATTGCGTTTGATAACCTCACATCAACACGCAATCTTTTTTTATACAACCATTTTGGTAGTCTTGAGCCTGATGTATTACTAGAACAGATAAGATACTTAGCTACTGTTGACGGAGTAAAGGTAGTAATACTAGATCATATAAGCATAGTTTTGTCTGGTCTTGAACTAGATAATGAACGCAAAGCAATAGATATAATTATGACCAAGCTTAGAAGTTTGAGTGAAGCAACTGGCATAGCTATTGTATTGGTCAGCCATTTACGCAGACCACAAGGACAATCACATGAGTCTGGTAGAGAAGTAGATACATCTGACTTGAGGGGTAGCCATAGTCTTCTTCAACTATCAGATGTTGTAATGTCAGCTTCTAGAAATCAGACAGGAGATGTTAGTGAAAGACAAAGACTACAGCTAAAGGTACTGAAGTCTAGACATACTGGTATGACAGGAGAAGTAGATAAATTATTGTACGACCAGAAGACAGGTCGGCTTGTTGTATATGAGGATTTTATTTAGCTATGACTTTACTTATTGATGCTGATTGGTTGATCTACAATTCTTGTTGTGCCTGTGAACAAGACACAAGATGGAATGATTGGGAGCATACTCTTCACTCTGATGAAAGAGACATACTTAATCTGATAGAGAACAGACTAGATGTTTATACAAGTATTGCTGACAGTAAGCATGACATAGTTATGTGCTTTACTTCTTACCCTACATTTCGACATGAGATATTCCCTGAGTACAAGATTAACAGGATAGGTAAACGTAAACCACTAGCACTCAAGAGTGTTATCAAAGAAGTAAAAAAAAGATATGAAACTGTTGCTTATGAAAACTTAGAAGGAGATGACGTATTAGGTTTGCTTGCTACCAATGGCAGATACAAAGACCCGATAATAGTTTCAGTTGATAAAGATATGAGAACACTACCATGCAAACTTATAGCTGATGATTCGATAGAACATATCACAAACAAGAAAGCAGACAGGCATTGGTTTGAGATGTCGTTAGCTGGTGATGCTGGTGACGGAATACTAGGTATCAAGGGTATGGGTATGGTTACAGCTTCAAAAACTCTAGCCAATACACCTGATACTAAAGAAGCACTATGGTCTAAGGTACAGGAGACATATACTAAGAAAGGTTACACGATTGCTGATGCTATCTTGAATGCAAGACTTACAAGGATACTGAGAGAAGGAGATTATGATTACAATACAGGTGAAGTAAAACTTTGGAACCCATAAAGAAAACCCCAAGAGGAACCACACCCTTGAGGTTTTCTTAGCGTTGCAACAAGGTAACCACTCCTTGCTATTTACAGCCTAACATATAATGTAAAAATAGCTCTTCATCAAATAAATATAAACACGCTGTACTTTATTACTAAACTTGAACTATACTATTAGTAAATGTTTTAAAGCATGGCATCTGAAAAACTACCAGTTATCACAGATGAATTGATTTTTGCTTTAGATCAAATCTTTCCTAATCGTCATCCTGACTTGTCTTTATCTGATAGAGAGATATGGTATAGGGCAGGGCAACGATATGTTGTTGATTATTTAATTGAGCAACAATCAAGACAGAAAGAAACCATGCTCACTAATTCAGTTTTGGAAAACTAACTATGTGTCCACCAAGAAGACCAAGGCCACCAGCTTTACCACCTCCAAGGCCAACAGCACCTGCACCAGAAAGAACTGCACAAACTGTAAAGGTTGGTTCAGACAGAGGGCAAGGTACTAAAACTAAAACTGAACGCAAAAGAAAACCTACTGGTACAGATACATTAAGGATTCCAGTAACAATGTCTAGTGATTTGAGGTATTAATTATGTGTATCGGAAGGCAAGCATCTCAAGCTGTTGTACAAAGCCAAGCACCAAGGAATGATGCTCCTACTGTTACTGGCAGACAAAGAGGAGTTACAGATCCTATTGATACTTCAAAAGTAACAGCACGTTTAAAGAAAAGAAGATCAGATGAAAGATATGCTCAAGGTCTTAGAAATATGAGTGCAAAAGGTAGGTCGCCAAATGACCTTAAAATAACAGGAGGTAATTCTGCAAGGATAGGACCAGCTAGAGGCCAATCAAATAATAAAGCAAGGCTTGGCTAATGGTTTATTCTGTACAAGGGCAAACTGCTGCTGGTAGGTATGCACAATTAGAAAGTGCAAGGTCTACCTTTGAAAGAGAAGCAAAAGAATCATCAAAGCTAACCATACCTAGCCTTATTCCTGAAAGTACAACAGGAACAAGATCAAAAATAAAAACTCCCTTCCAAGCTGTAGGAGCAAGAGGTGTGAATAGTTTGGCATCCAAACTTTTATTTGCATTACTACCTCCATCAACTGCATTTTTTAAATTAAGTATTGATAGTCTTGAACTTTTAAAACAAGGTCAAGAAGGTCTTGAGTCAGAAATAGATAAAGGATTACGAACAATAGAAACAGCCTTGATGAATGAGATAGAGATCTCTAACGATAGGGTTGCAATGTTTGAAGCACTTAAGCATCTAATCGTTGGAGGGAATGTTCTTCTTTATCTTACAGATGCTGGACTTAAGGTATATCCATTATCTAAGTTTGTATGTAAACGTGATGCAGTGGGTAATGTCTTAGAAATTATTACAAAAGAATCAGTCAACCCTAATGCACTTTCACCACAGTTTTTAGAACAAATAAAAAAGAAAGAAAACTATGATGAAAAAACAATGGAAGGAGATCTTGATATATACACATACATCAAAAGAATTAATGATGAACATTTTTGGCATCAAGAATGTAAAGGAGAAAAGATACCAAATACTGATGGCAGATCAAAGGTAGAAGTATCTCCTTGGATTACTCTTAGATTTGTTCGTATTGATGGAGAAGATTATGGTAGAGGTTATGTAGAAGAATACAGAGGAGACTTGATTAGTTTAGAAGCTTTGATGCAAGCCATTATAGAAGGTGCGGCAGCTTCAGCTAAAACAATATTCCTTGTAAACCCTAATGGTGTAACAAGAGCAGCTACTTTAGCAAAGGCTCCTAACGGTGCAATAAGAGAAGGATCTGCTAATGATATAAGTGTTATGCAAGTTGGGAAAGGTTCAGACTTTAACGTATCTTTCTCTGCAATACAAAGAATAGAAGCAAGACTTGAATATGCTTTTCTTATGGCTAGATCTGTACAGAGAGATGCTGAAAGAGTAACAGCAGCAGAAGTTACTTTGATGGCTAACGAGTTAGAAAATTCTTTGGGTGGTATATACAGCATTTTGACCCAAGAGTTTCAACTTAAATATTTAAAGAGAAGGATGCACATGTTAGTCCGTTCTGGTAAAGCACCAAAGCTGCCAGAAAGATTAGTCAAACCTAAGATCGTTACTGGTGTTCAAGGGCTTGGTCGTGGTAATGATCGTAATAAGCTTGTTGAATTTATTGGAACGGTGTCACAAGCTTTAGGTCCAGATATAATGCGTCAGTACATGAATGTGGATGAAGCCATAAAAAGGCTTGCAAACTCTATTGGTATAGATACTGTAAACTTAGTTAAGACGCAAGAAGAAATCCAAGATGAGATGGAAGCTATGCAACAGCAGCAGCTTATTCAAAGTCTTGGACCTGCTGCTCTTGGATCACCATTAATTGATCCACAAAAAATTGCAAACGCAAATTCACAACTACCAATGGAGGAAAGTGATGACACCGAAGAAGCCTAGAGCAAGAGATGAAGATGGCAAATTTGTCTCTGCAAAAGCTATTGTTAGCGAATTAGGTGTAAACGATACACCCGAACCGAACAAACCAAAAGTGGTCGAAACTAAAAATGGTCGTACAATGACTTATAACTAACCAAAAAAATTATGACTTCATCACAAGTAAACATTTCAGAAACACCACCAATGTCTGCTAATGACTTGGAAAGTTTAAAAGATGAAAATGGTTTATATGCTGGTAAGTTTAAATCTGTCGAGGATCTTGTAGGAAGCTACAAAGAACTTGAAGGTAAACTTGGAGCTATAGATCAAACCAGAGAAGAACCAGAAGGCAACGTAGAAGAGCAAGCAGAAGAACAAGAAGTTAATGATTCTGAATTTAATGCAGAAGAATATTATGGAGATGGTCTTGCTTCTGTTTTAGAAGAAGTTGGTATTGATGCAGAAGACATATCAAATCGTTTTTTAGAAAATGATGAGATCTCTGAAGATGATTACAACAAACTTGCAGAAGCAGGGTTTTCAAAACAAGTTGTTGATTTATATTTAGACGGTGTTCGCAATGCTGGTATTGCAGGTGAAGTAGATGCAGAAGGTATTAAAGAATCAGTTGGTGGAGATGAAAGCTATGGTCAGATGGTTTCTTGGGCTATGGACAATCTACCTGCTGAAGATATACAAGCTTTTAATAAGCTTACCGATACAGGAGATGGACCTGCTATTAAGTTAGCTGTTCAAGGTATCTACTCACAATACAATAACGCTATGGGAATTGAACCAAATTTAGTATCAGGTCGTGCTTCTCAAGGTGGACCTACACCATATAGATCCTCCGCAGAAGTAAAAGCTGCTATGTCTGATCCTCGCTATGGTAAAGATGTAACATACACAGAGAGTGTCTACTCTCGATTAGAAAACAGTGACGTATTTGGCTAATGGCTAACAAACCTACAAATCCAGAACTTTATTCAAGAGTTAAGGCAGAAGCTAAAAAGAAGTTTGATGTTTATCCTTCTGCATACGCTAATGCTTGGTTGGTGAGAACCTACAAAAAACGTGGCGGTGGTTATCGCAAAACTTAATTATGAAAAAACTAACAGACAAACAAAAAAAGAATCTTGATAAAACTGGTGATGGTAAAATCAGTAAAGAAGATTTTTTACTTCTTCGTAGATTGAAGAAAAAGAAAAATGGCAAAGCTTAGTCTTAGTCAGATGAGAACTCTGAAGAAACATTCAGAGCATCACTCTAAAAAACATATGGATATGATGAAGAAGCTTATGCGTGAAGGTTCTTCATTCAAAGCTGCACATAAAAAAGCACAAAAAGATGTAGGCAAATGAGTCTTACTAGATGGTTCAAAGAAAAATGGGTTGATGTCAAAACAGGCAAAGACTGTGGTAGAGGTAAAGATGAAAAAGGTAGACCTTACCCTGCTTGCAGGCCATCCAAAAGAGTTAGTAGTAAGACTCCAAAAACTACAGGAGAAATGAGTAGCAAAGAAAAATCTAGATTCAAAAGAGAAAAGACAGGCTCAAAAAAAATTAGTTACCAACACAGAAGAAAAAAAAGAAATAGTTTAAAGATTGCGTAAAGGTGTTATATTTTAAATAGCTTACATTTTTTATGTCTAAGGGCGTATCAATGACCAAGAAGGATAAAGACCCCACAGGTGGTCTTACTGCTTCTGGTCGTAGAAAATACAACCGAGCAACAGGTGGAAACTTGCAAGCTCCTGTTACTAAAAAGACAGGTCTAACCAAGACAGAGAAAGGCAGAAGAAAATCTTTTTGTGCCAGAATGTCTAAGGTAAAAGGACCATTAAAAAAAGATGGCAAGCTAACTCGCAAAGCCCTTGCCTTAAGAAAGTGGAATTGTGGGTCTGTATAAATTAACAAAGTAGAAATCTAAATATCTAAGTGCCTGATGCGTCAGATACCACTTGAGAGAAAGGATTGAAACGAAGTTAGTTACTCAAATTTGTAAACATTAATCAAGGAGTCTTTCTATGGCTAACGCCACAGTCTCACGCCTTGGTTTGGTTAATAACACTGGTACAGCGTTTGACGCACTTTTCCTTAAAGTTTTTAGTGGAGAAGTTCTAACAGCGTTTGCTAGAAATAACATTTTCAACGAGCAACTTCATTCAGTTCGTACTATCACAAGTGGTAAGTCAGCACAGTTCCCAGTATTAGGAACTGCAACGGCGGCTTATCATACCGTAGGCACCCCCCTCGTTGGAGCGAACCAAATCAAGGCAAATGAAAAGATTATCAACATTGATGATCTTCTAATTTCTCAAGCTTTTGTCTCAAACTTAGACGAGCTTAAGAATCACTATGATGTTCGTGCTACTTATGCTGATGAGCTTGGTAAAGCTTTAGCTCGTACGTACGATCAAAACGTAGCGAAGATGATAGCAAATGCTTCTAGAGCATCTACTACATTATCAGGTGGACAAGGTGGTATCGTATCTAGTTTCCCAACTGGTGCAGGTAACACAACTTCTTCTGGTATTACTGGTGATGAACTAGCTGGTGCTATCTATGATATTGCACAAGCATTTGATGAGAGAGACATTCCTCCAACAGATCGCTTCTGTGTATTACCACCTGCTGAGTATTACAAACTTGCCGAGTCTGCTACAAGAACTGTAGATGTTGACTTCAACCCACAGGGTAATGGTTCGTTTGCTTCTGGTAAGGTACAACAAGTTGCTGGCATCCCAATAATGATGTCTAACAACGTACCTCAGACTAACGTTTCTTCTAACCCAAGTGGTGCGAACAACACTTACTCAGGTGACGATAGTAAAACTATTGGTCTTGTCTTCCATAAATCTGCTGTTGGTACAGTAAAATTAATGGATATGACTACTGAGATCTCTGGTTCTGACTACGGAATTATGTATCAAGGTACATTAATGGTTGCAAAATACGCACTTGGTCATGGAATCCTAAGACCAGAATGTGCTGCAACAATTAAACTTGCTGCTTCTTAATTTCAATTTATAGGGTATCTTATTATTAGATACCCTTTTTTTATACCCATGTATCATTCAACAAAGAAAAAAAAGAAGAAAATGAAAGGTGGAAGAGACTCCCTTAAAATGAAAAAGAAAGGATATTAAAGATGGAAGAAGGAAGAAAGTCTTTACAAATTAAAGCATCAAAAAATAAACAGACTCCTAGCTCATGGTTTGTTAAACAATTAAAAAAGAAGTATGACAATCCTAAAGAAGTTAGCAAATTTGGTATCATCTCTAAAGGTAGAAAAGCTAGAGAAGATGCCTTAAAACAATTAAACCAGTATTAATTAAGAGGTACTTATGGCTGTAGCTGCAACAACAGAATTAGAGAGCATTAACATTATGTTGGCTGCTATAGGCGAAGCTCCTATCAACAGTCTCACAGGTACTCTTCCTGTTGATGCTCGACTAGCACAATCAACCCTTACAGAAGTAAGTAAAGAAGTTCAATCGGAAGGGTGGTCTTTTAATACTGAAATAGATGTAACTCTTACTAGAGATGTATCTAATCACATATCTCTTTCAACAGATGTTTTAAGAGTTGATCCTAATATTCATCAACATCCTACGATAGATGCAATACAAAGATCTTTAAAACTGTATGACAGATTAAATAATAAATATGAATTTGATGAAGATCTTATTTGTACTATTGTTTACTTTAGAGATTTTAATGAGATTACAGAACCTGCTAGGCGATATATAACAATAAAAGCTGCTCGTATTTTTGTTGATAGATTAGTTAGTGATGATGGATTAAGAACTTATACACAACAAGATGAAACTAGAGCAAGAGCTATCTTGATGGAGACAGACTTAGCTAATGGAGATCATAATGTTCTTAGAGGAGATCCTTCTTTAACAAGTGTCTTTGATACTTATTCACCTTCTAGTGCTTTAATTAGGTAACAATGGGTTTAATCTCAAGAGCTATACCAACTTTACTAAGGGGTATATCACAAGCTTCAGATGCAACTAAGCAAGATGACCATGCTGACTTACAAGACAATGCTGATAGCAATCCTGTCTTAGGTCTTACAAAAAGGTCAGGTCTTGAATATGTATCAACTATTTCTAATACAACTTTAGGTAATGTACATATTCATACTATTAATAGAGATGTAAACAGAAGATTTATTTCTGTCTTTAGTAATGGAAATGTAAGAGTTTTTGAATTAGATGGAACAGAAAGAACGGTACAAAAACCTGATGGCACAACATATTTAAATACAACAAATCCTAGAGATGATATAAAAACTGTTACTATTGCAGACTTTACTTTTGTTGTTAATAAAAGTGTAGTAACTGCAATGGATACCAGCACTTTAACCAGTGGAAATATTACACAGGCCATAATTTTTGTAAGTCAAGTATCAAATAGCACGACATATTCAGTCACGATTGATGGAGTAACAGTTTCTGACAATACAGCTAATGATTCAACTTTAAGCACTACACAAGTTGCAACTGATTTAAGAACAGGTTTAGCTGCTGGTTTAACAGGATTTACATTTCAACAAAATGGTCCTGTTGTTCATGTAAAAAAAACAGATGGATCTGATTTTTCTATAGATGGAAATGACACACAAGGTAATCAAGATTTAGTAATAGTAAAAAATAGTATTCAAAGATTTTCTGACTTACCAACAGTTTCACCTCATGGTTATGTAGTGGAAATAAATGGAGATGATACAACAGATTTTGATAATTACTACGTTAAGTTTGTTGCTAACAACAGCACCACTACAGGTACGTTAGAAGAAGGGCATTGGGAAGAATGTGCTGAATCAGGTATTCCTTTTAAATTTAATTACAACACAATGCCACATATTCTTATAAGGCAAAGTGATGGTGATTTTAGATTTGCAAGAGTTGATGGTGATTCATTTACAGATCTAAATACTTCTGGAACTTACAGTCAATCAGGAACTACTGTTACTGTAACTTCTGCTAATCATGGATTATCAAGTAGTGATTCAGTACAATTTGATTTTGTTTCTGGCAACGCTGTTGATGGTACTTTTACAGTAACGGTCACAAATGCAAATACGTTTACGTTTACAGCAGCAGGTTCTTTAACAACAACTGGTAATGTAGCCTTTGGTAAAGTAAACAATTCGACCTTACCTAAATGGGGAGAAAGAACTGTAGGTGATATTGTTTCTGCACCTGATCCTTCATTTATTGGTAAGGCTATAAATAATGTATTTTTTTATAGAAGCAGACTAGGAGTATTAGCTGATGATAATGTCATACTTACAACAGTATCTGAGTTTTTTCAATTTTTTAGAGAAACAGTTTTAACTATTGTTGATAGCGATCCTATAGATGTATCAGCTTCACATACAAAAGTATCAATATTAAAACACGCTGTACCAATGGCAGAACAATTAATATTGTTTTCTGACCAAA